TATTTCTTTGGTTGAAAATGTTTATACGCTCACCTAATGGTAAACTTTTTGAGGACATCGCAACATTTCTTGAATTAGTAAAACTATAAGATGGTGTGTCGGTTACAGGTATTTTATAATAACTTTGCGATTTATCTCCCGCAAATCCAGCAGTTGCAATGGATGTCATAGTTGAAAACGTATCAATATCTTGACTATTCAAAGTACCGAGGTTTTTATAAAAAATTTGATAACTATTAAAAAAATATGGTGGATACGAAACATAACTCAAAAATCCAGTAGCTGTTGGCTCATTTGGATTTTTTGGTAAATCTTGTGTTTGGTTATTAGCATCAACAGTACATTCACAAGTTTCACAATCAGGATAAGTTAACATTGTTAACGCCATTGAAGTGTTCCACGAATCACAATTGATATTTAAACCGCTACAAATCCAACCAAAAGGATATAGTGTTGTGAACCCCAATGGTATTCCTATTCCACATAATAGACAGAAAAATCTTATCACTAAACTATATAGGAATAAAACAACACGTGCAATAAAAATTAGAGGTAATCCAATTAATTGAATTATTTGAAATATGAATGAAAATAAAAAATACAACAAGTCAAAATTTCTAAATCCTTCGTTCACGGGAAATTTATTTACTGTTGATTCACAAGAATTATCATCAATTTCTTTGATACCGATAAACCTACCTCTACCACCTCTTTTATATTCATCTACTAATTGAGATACCGTATACACTTTATTAAAATTAAATTCATAAAAAGTATCATCACAATCAATAACTTCATTTAACCTATCATAATAGTCAGTACCTGTAAATCCATCTGTATACCCGCTCCACGATAATCCAAAATAATATGAGCTGGCCAATTTTTGTTTGTTACTTGTACTTAATCCATTCAAAGGGTCCGATGAAGAGTTTACCCATCCATACTCTTTAACATTTGGAACTAAAAAATAAGGTCTTCTAGTTTGTTCAGTTAGCGTTGGTGATTGTTGCCATTTTATTTTAAATCTATATTTGGCTTTAGTTGGAATACCGACTGTAGGGTCGTTTGATAAAACTTTTTCTCCAAACTCATTTGTGATAAAGTAATCCAAATTCATTGGTAATTCGGTTAACCAAACTCCACTACCATCAATAATATTACCAGATTGTTCTAATTGATATTGCTCAAGAACAGGATTACCATCACTGTCTTGGTAAATTGTTTGTCTGATTGCCAATATTTGACCAGGTCCCGCAACCAACGAACACAAGTTACCCATATTGTCTTTGGGTTTGTTATTACGCCTAACCCTCATGTTGTCAGGACTACTAAATATAGAACCCATGAATGTTGCTGTTGGTTGGATATCAATATTTGCCTCATCTCTTAAATCAAAATCCAATCTATTGATTGCAATATCACATAACTCAGGGTCACCCCACAAAGGTGAAACCTCAACTGATTTAACAATATTGATAATTTGTGGTAATGAATTTAAATCGGTTGATGTTCTAAATCTATTACCCGCAACCTGAGCCTCTGTTGCAAGTCCCATTCTAATTAAATCTTGTGGTGTTAATGAAAACTCACCAATATCTGATAAGTCAACATCCATAACTAAAGTGTGGTTACCTTGTGGTACACCCATAATCATGTAATCACCACTTTCATTTGTTTTTGAAGAGAACTTGTAGTACTTGTCGTATATTTCAATCGCAGTATTACCCGTTAAAGCATCTAATCTTGTGGGTAACGTACCCGTTGAGGCGTGTGTTGAATATGATTTTTCATACGGTAAAAGATTGTATCTATATCCATCTTCATTTCTATCATTAGGAGATTTGTACGGATAGATACTTGAAATTAAAGGATTTGATTGGTCAACTGATTCAATAGGAATAAAGATTGCAACTCTAGCATTTGGAATCCCAAATCCATTATTTGCGGTAACTCTACCTACAACAACTCCATATTCCGCACAACTTTTTACGTATACATCTTCCTGTTGTAGTGTTAATGATAATACTTCTAAAAACTCAAACTGTTGGTCCAGTTGAACATTTATTGTTTTATTAACCCCTAACTCAGTCCTTATTCTATATGATTGACCCATCAAGTTACTTTAATTTATAAATAGTTTATGTGGAATTTTTAAAATAGACCGCGTGATTAAATTATAAATTAAAATAAAAGAAAATAAACTTGTTATGAAAAAGTAACTGATTGGAAGTTCTTAACAGAGATTCTAATGTCTTTGTTTGGGTATCTAACTTGATACACTTGAGATGGTTGTGCAAATATCGTATCATCAACAGGTCCAATCAATTTTGTTTCAGGGTTTGAGTATTCCATTGATGTTTCAGCCGATGAGTACTGTCCGCCAACCTCGTTAAATACATCTATATTCGTAACCGTCAAAACACCATTTGTATTTTGAATTAAACTTCTAATCTCAGAAAGATATACGTTTTGTCCAAGTTGTCTGATTTGAGGATTGAAGTATGTAGATACTTTATCCACCACACTTGAAATAACTTGACCTGAGTTTTGAGCAGAATCCAAAACGATTGAGATATCCAAACTTAAATCAATAACCTCAGCAGTGAATATTGAAATGTAATCATTCATCATCCTGTAGTTTGATAAATAATTTGCAATATTTTGTTTCAATGTATTTGATACAATGTTTGTTAACTTACCTGAAGTATCATAAGACAAAATTTGAATTAAGATTTTGTTATCGTTTTCTGTAATTGATACTTTTGCAGGTGCTCCGAATTGAGCTGGCATGTTTCTAATTAACGATTCATAATCTTGAACAGTCACCGCTCTTTTTTGAGCAGCAAAGTTAAATGAAACATAATTTCTAATTTCCTCCAATGATGGTATTCCCGCACCACCAACAGCTGCAGTTACGTTAACACATCTCAAAGAGTTCACAACCGATGAGTTTGTTGTTTCTGAAGGACCATTAACAAAGAAAGAAACCGTACCAATTTGATTAATAACGTTTGTTCCCAAGTTTGTCGCTAATCCACCACCGACTCTATACTGAATAAACAGTGTTGAGTTAGGTGTTAAAGTTGCCCCTAAAGATAAGTTGTTTGAATATTTTTGTAATTCTAATGTTGTACCTAAAGTTGTAAATTGATTCAATTGGTCTTGAGCGGTATTTGTTCCACCACCAAATGTCATCTTTTTAAATCCTTCAGGTGTATATTCAGTGATAAATCTATCTTGTGTTTGAATGTATTTACCAACTTTGATACCTGGTTGGTCAGAAACTTTTGTAGGGTCTTCAACAAACACCCTATCTTCCGCCAACGCATCTACTTCATACCATCTGTTTTCTAAACCTAAAAATTCGGCAGTTGTTGGTGTGTTTGTATAGCTGGTACCATTTTTTAACAATACACTTGTGATACCTAAAACATTTTTTTCAGGTAAGAATAATTCAAAGAACGGCTTTACATCATTTGCATTTATAACTCTTTTGAATACTTTGGTAATACCATTTACAACCACTTCTCTTTTTGTAATTGTATAATTAACCAAAACATTGTTGGCATTAAAATTAGGTATTTTTAATCTATTCGGGAAACCTTGAGCATTGTATGGAGACGCAAAATCAATATCATAAACATTTTCAAAAACAATACCAGCACCTACCACTTGAGAACCTCTTGTCAATGTTCCAAGATATCTTTCATCTTCTTTATCACCATAAGCAGGAACCGTAACTGAGAAATCAACCAAAGCAACTGAAGGTCTTTGACCTGGTAATTTCAAACCATAAGTTCTTGCGATGTTATAAATTGAAGACCTTTGTTGTGCATATTGTAATACGGTTTCCTGAATACTTCTATCAATATTATAATGTAAGTTATCAGCAACCGCAGCATTTAAATCAAGGAATACAGAGAATACCGAAGCGTCATTAAAATCTTGAATTAAATCAGGATAATATGTTTTTGCGTAGTTTAAGAGCTCAGTTCTTATTGACTGATAATCCCTACTTGTATATGATATTCTATTATTTGCCATCTTATTTAAATATTGATAATTACAAAATCACTTTGCCCAAATGTAGAACCATTGGTTGAGTAATCTATTCTTATTTTTGCAGTATATTCTGAAGTTCCTTTACCAGGGAATCTGTAAATTGATGATTCACTACTTCCAACTAAATTTTGACCTGTCGCAATATCAACTTCTTCTTGTGGGTCTGCCGGTGTAATACTTAAACTATTTACTAATAAATTCGGCATAAAGTTTTCAATCGCATCCCTAATATCCGATTCAATCGCATTGAATGTTAGTCCATCAAACGGTTCAAAAAGAAATTCATACAATCTTGTACCAAATTGCGGTAAAAAATATCTTGAACCTTTTCTAGTTAATAACAAATGAATGAGGTCAGCTTTAATTTCTTGTGATTGAAATTCAGTTAATTCCAAATAATCACCCCTTCTGGAATCCCTAAAGGGGAAATTTAAACCGTATGTTACTCCATTAGCCATTGTTTATAAATATAGTAGTATTTCCTTTTTGTGCCTTGGGCTCAAATGCACAATGTCTACAATTATTCCCACAACAATAACCCCTCTTTAAATGAAAATGTTCGGTAAACACATATTTCCCATCTTCAATATAAAAGTCAAAAGGGGGAATATCTTCCCCCTTGTTTGACTCATCAATATTTGTATGTGTTTTATTTAATTTCACAACCTAAAGCCCCACATGCAATTTCACCACTCAAATCAGTTTCATCACTTAGTTCAATAACTTTACTTAAATCAATTGAGTGAAGTTTCGAGAACAATCTTTCAAATTCTTCTTTGGTACAGTCGGTAAAAGGTGCTTGGATATACGAACCCCCATCGTAGGGTAATACAGATAGACCGTTATAGAAATCTCTGTTTTCCCACATCCACTCACCAGCTAATTCCCAATCTTCAGGTTTTAAACTGATTGTTGCAGATACGTTGTGACTGTTTGAACCAGTTCTGTGTCCAGGTCTAACCCATTCTTGTGTGATTTTCTTAACACGCTCCAGTAATTGGAAAGGGCTTTCACTTCTTAAAATTGCCCCTTCAGGTGCTTTTTGTGGGACTGAAATTACCGCTGTGTCGTGTGGACGGAAAAACTCATCTTCAACCAATTCAGGGTGATTTGTCGCCAAGTAACTATAAATCGCCTCATTTTTACCTACACGGATTCTACGGATGTAGTAATCATTGTGCCAAGCATGAATACCTGATGAAGTACCTAAAGTTAACGAAGTTGTCCCCGCAGGTTTAACAGTTGTCATACGAGCTGATTTATTAATACCAATCAATTCAGCAACTCTTGTATTTTCTTCTTTAACCGCCTTTGCAGCTTCTTTCATGTTATAACCTAAAACAACACCCGAACCAATACCCGTCATAGATACACCAATCAAAGCATCTTTTTCTGTTGTTCTTTTCCAAATGTCTCTTAAGTAATGGAAATCAGTGTAACCCGCCTGTAATGTTCCGATGAACGCAGCCGCTTTAACACGAGCATTTAAATCTTCTTGTGATTCAATGTCAGATACATTAACCTCACATAAATTACAGAATTGGTTTGGTCTCAACGCAATTTCACAACAAGGATTTGTTCCCCAATCTTTATCGTTTGTAAAGTAGATACCAGGCTCACCTGCACCTGAAGCCTCAACACGTTTCCATAAATCCAAGAAAAATTCTTTTGTAATTTTATGTCTAACAAGAGCCGCTGAGTTATTAGCTCTACCTCTTTGTGGATTTGTTTCCCACCATGAACCTGATTTACAAGCAATCATTTCGTGGTCATCTGCACTGAATAAAGAAATAAGTGCAGCTCTGCGAATACCTCCCGCCAACACCGCGTCAGCAATATGACAAACCATATCATGAACTTCAATTGGAGTCAATTTTTCACCGTCTTCTTTCGCATCCAACATCCCTTTTAATTTGTGAAGACAATCTTTCAAAGGTTGAGGACCTGGTGCTTCACCACCCGAAGTTACAAGTTGAGCACCTTTTGGTCTAATATCAGAGAAATCAAACTCAGGAGTTGATAAGTTGTCACCAAAGTAAGATTTGAATAATACTTTAATTGCGTCAGCCCATCCTTCAATAGAATCACCAATTAAAAATCTTCTTGTTCTGTTTGGGTTTGGTTTTCTTATTTCAGGTAACTTTTCAACATGATGTTTTTGTACTGAG